TAAAAGGTGTTTCAAAATAGAGTTGTGGATTTCTTGGATGTTTTCAGGAGTTCCCCAATTTTTAGACGAAATTTCAATTAGAATGTTTCGACCTTTAATCATGTACAAATCGTCCGTGTGGAATTCGTAATCATGCCACCATGTGTGGTTCATGTAAACTGCAATCGTGCAAATGTTTTTGTTTACTGTGGTTTGTGTTGTGTATGTATTTTGCATAAAAAATTAAAGCCCTCGAACAAACCACCAAGTACGAGTTGATGGAATGCCAAGGGCAAAAGGTCTATGGTAGTTATCTCGTACATAACTGTAATACGCAACAAATATACAAAAAAGAACTATCTTTGCAACAATCCGTTCTTGTTATTTGTCATTTCATGGGATTAGTGGGGGGATGCCGATGCCCCCCATTTTTTGTTTCATACAAGGCCACCATTGCTAAAAATAGAAATCCGAATCCAATACCACCCGCAATGATTTGTGCGGTCTGTGGATACTTTACAATGCACCATCCATAAGTCAAACCGCTAATGATGGTTAAAAATACAATGATGATGTTTCTCATTTGTAGATGTTTTCTTCTTTTTCGATGTAATAAGTGATTCCATAAACAATGATGGAAATCATTACCATGGCCAATCTTTGGTCTTGTGTCCATTTTAACGCGTTGTAATCGCCTAAAATGAATGAAATGCACACATACACCACCCATACAATTAAAATCGTTCTAATGGCGTATTTCATGCCTTTTTTAACATTATAGTGTCCTCATTTTGAAGGTACTGGGCGGGTTCGTAAACTTCCCCCGTTTGTTCGTTCAAGTAAATTCCGTGATTCATGTTCTTGTAAGCGTGTTGGTGCAGTTTTTCGCGTTCCTTTAACTCTGCCCGTAATTCCATCACTTGTGGAATGTGGTCATAATTATACCGACCCCCACCCGCCTTGCGTGTGATTTCGTAGCCGTGGTACACTTGCCCATGCCATTTACCCGCTTCGGTCAATGCAAGTGGTTTTACTTGGTCCTGAAAGTTCTTGATGGTATCCGCCAATTCCTTTAATTCAATGTGGAATTGTAGGGGGCAGTAATTGCCACCCCCTATTTCCAACATCGTGTCCGATAGTTGCTCAATCATTTTTTTCATACAAACCTAAATTTAACGATGTTCTTGTTTGCATTTTGAACCCTTACCACTTCAATCAATCCCGCCTGGTCATACATACGAATCCAATTTCGCAGTTCGTGAACATTGTACTTTTTGCAAAGATTCAATAGTTCGTCATCGTATCTGTGAATCCATTGGTTTCCGTAAAACCTTTGCAAATCATCCATGAAATCCCGTGTTGATTGGCGAACCCTCCAACCTCGGTTTTGTTTTGGTTTTTCATTTGGGAATAACTTGCCCAGGATTTCCATCGCCTTTTTCAAGGTTTCCAAATCACTCGGTGTGAATTGGTTGAATAATTGTTGTTGTGTCATATCGTTATTTGTCATAATGGTTAAAATGGAAGGTCTGATTTAGATTGCTCAACTTTGAATTTGTCCAATGTATCCATCCCAGTGATAACATACTGTTCAAAGATTTGCGCATAAGACAACACTTCGTGCAACTTGATGTCCCCATTGATGACCAAATCACCCGCCACTTTCAATACACTCATACGGGTAATGCGTTTGTCCGTTTCGGGATCCTTTGCCTTCGCTACAAATGGTTGCGCACCTGGTTGTGCCATCACGGGCGCAATCTTGTAATAGATGCGGTCTTTGAATTCCTTGGATGTGATGGTGTAATCGGTTTCCACACCCACTTTGAATTTGGTTTGATCCGCACTTTTGGATGCATACTCACCCGAATCGCCATTGGCGAAGGTGATTTCAAATTTGTACAATGTGCCGTACTGACCATTGTAAGTTCCGTTGGCAGTTACATTGGTTACTGCGCTTCTTTTTTGTTGTTCCATACTATTTTGTTTTTTAATTGGTAGTTTAGTTTTGTGAGAATCTCAAATTGTTTTTCCATGCTTAACCCGTTTCGTTTGAATTGGAATTTCCATGTGGTAACTGTTGCGTAGTTGGCGTGTAATAACTCCGCCAACTCTTTGTTTGACTTGTTAAATACTTGTGTTAGTGCTTCGTGTGTTGTCATTTATGATGATTATTTGATGTGCTTGTCCGAGTGTGAACAACTGCCAATCCTCATGCCCTTCAAAGGTTATGGAATAAGTGCCGTTGTTTTGGTAATGCTTTTCGATGATGTTGATGTTCTTGTATGTTCTGCGTTGCAAAATGGTTTCAACCGCATCCAATTCAAAAAGGGTTCTGAAATATAGTGTCATATAGTTCCCTCTATTGTCATACCAAAGTGAAATGCTTCGGTGTGTGTCATTTGCCCTTCAATGGTTACTTCCCACAATATCATGTGGTCATCGTGCATGAGTTTGGCATCCACACTCCATGGCTTTCTGTATTGGATGATGTAATCTTTCATCTTATCCAATTGCTTTTGCGTAATCCAAAGTGTTTCTATCATTTTGCTTTGCCTTTATACATTCTGCGTTGAACCAACATTTGAGTGAACTCATTGAATTCGGGGATGTACTCATCCTTTTCAAACTGGTATGGGGTTGCTTCTTCGATTTGTTCAAAACGCTTGTTGTTGCGTTTGATGCAGTGCCATGAATAACCAATGGCGAATGCGATGGGTGTTCCGATAAGTAAGTAAATGATATCCATGTTATTTGTCTTTTCAAAAATAGGTTAAAGTATTTGCAATTCCAAATTAAATGCGTTTTAAAATAAAATCAAATGCTTCGTGTAAAGTGACTGTGCGGTAAATTTCAGCCATGCGAAAGGCGTGTTCCCATGTTGGTGCATACCATGTTTTGGTGTACAATTCCTTTCCGCTTTCTGTGCGATAAACGCATTCGTAAATGTTAAGTGTCATGTTCATGATGCAAATATACATTTGGCATTTGAAATTCCAAACACTTACACAAATAAAAAAAGGGATTTTAACCCCTTTCTTTGTAAATGGTTACTTTTCCTTTGTGAGTGACTTCAACATTTCAATCAAACGGGGGCAAGGGTACACATCCGCCTTGTCCGCACGAACTGAATTGTGGGTGAAAACACCTGATTCGTTCTTCAATGCTCGTTTGGTTACAACCCAAATATCTTCGTTGTAGGTTAAATCAATGCCGTACTTTTCATTCCAAAGAATCAACAAGTCCTTTACAGATTGAATCTGTTCGTCTGTGTATTTGTGCCATAACTTGTAACCTTTGTAGGCCGTTGGAAGTTCCGTCACTTGGTCTGCGGGTATTTCACCACCCACATAGTTGTAATACTTTGTGCCTTTTTTGGTGATTGGACCCCAGTTGCACACCTCAATTCCAATGGATGTTCTATCCAAAGGAAGGTACGGGCAACCATGCCCCATAAAATGCTTTGTGCCTAACCCTAAATGATACGCCCAATACTCACTGCCAAACCCTTGTACGATTGTGCCGTCTGTTGAGATGGCAACACAAGTGGCAACCTTGTTGGCAACCTTTTCCCAATATGCAAAGGTTTGTTCACCGCTTCCGTTTCCTGCCGTGTGGTGTAAATACACCTGGGTCTTTTTAACCGCTTCGCGATTGTATGCCCTAAATGGTACTTGTTTAATTTTCATCTTGTTTCTTTGATGCGCCAAAATAGAATGATACTACCATAGTCACGATGGATGTTACCCCACCCGCAATGGTAAAATAAATGTCCTTTTGATCCGTTGGGAAATCCCAAAAGATAATTGAAAATAAAATGGCATAACTCAATGCCAAAATCAGGATGGCTACAATGCCCGTTACATTTGCTTTAAATCTGTCCATTATCCTTGACCCACACTGGGCTTTTTTGATTTGTGTTTATTGATGTGCTTGGTATGTCTGCCCAACTTCTTCTTGGGCTTTACACGAAATGTCGTTGTGTTGGTTGCCTTTGCCATTACAATCCGTTTAGTTTTAGCATATTGTTCATACTCAATGTGTCCATGTCCGCAATGGCGGTATCAACACCCATGAACATCATGGTCTTTGCATACTTTTCCGCCTTGGCTTGTGCCTTGGCAACATCCGCTTTCAACGCTTCTTTTTCTGCAACCTTTGATTCAACCATCTCCGCGTTCATCGTTTGAGCCATTTTGGTGACTTCTCCCGCACTTTGTAGGTTTTTTGATACCTTGTTAAGCAACGCATCTATTTCGTCAATCTGTGGGCTTGTTTTGGCGTGGGCAATTGTGAACACATAACCAGTGATAAACAATGCACTAAATACGATTAAAAGATTTTTCATAGTTTTTTCATTGTTTGCATGATACGAATTTCGGTCATCGTTGCCGCTAAACACGAATCGGACTTTTTAAGTGCGTATGTGAGTTTGTCAATCTTCACATCCAACGCTTCTATCTTTTGGTTTGCCTTTTCAATTTGTTCTTTATAGCCCGAACGAAGGTCAAAGTAAAGATAAGAAACGGCCAAAAGCATACAAAAAGCAACGGCAGCAATTGGGTTTTTGCGAAATTGGTCAAACGACACGGGCAACGCATTGGGTTTTCTTGCGGTCATTATTCAGTAGGTGGAAATGGTGGTGGTGGTGGTGGGATGTATTCGGCTTCGGGTAAATCTAAAACCCAAGCATATTCACTTGCTTCAACTTCGGGTTTGTCCTCATCTGAAAGAAACAAAAACCAAACGCCGTTTATATCTTGAACGCAATTAAAAAACTGATAAGGTGCGTAGTACTGCCCTTGTATCAAATCCTTTTGTTCTGGGGTAAGTGTGTAACCTATCATACTTGTCTTGAAAGGGTTGTTTGAAACGCTTGTACTGCGGTGTATAAAGAACTTTGATTTGCATCGCTTAACCCGTTACTCATAAAAGTAAATTGGTTTCTTTTATCGTCGTAACGAATTGGAACTAGAGCTCCAAGTTCAGCACCTACATAAAGTTCATTTGTTTGTTTTCCTCCTGGGGTGTTTGCTATATCAATTATTTTAACGCCATTCTTCCACGCTTGAGCCATATTTGTTGTATTTCTATTTGCTACATAAAAACCGTGCGTATCGGTATTCGCAAAACTGTTATTATATGTGTTTTCCCCAATTGCTAAATATGCAAGATTACCAGTAAAACGAATGGTTATAATTGTTTCTATTGCACCATCATAAGCGCCCATAGAACATTTTAAACCCGCACTACTTCCAATAGTACCACTATAAACCCCTAACGAAAAGTTATTTGCAGATGCTTGTTCTGTGTTTACTACAAAACCCGTTGTCATATACGCACTCGTTCCATTAGGCGTTGCTCCCGTACTTGCAAAAGTCCAACCGCTTGTAAAAGTACCCGTAAATGAACTGCTCTTTAAGTTCTGCGCACACGCCGCCGCACTTGCCCCAACCATTGGATAAATGGCTTTCATAGGTGTCCAAAGTGAATTTGCTTTTAAGTCCAATACCAATTGGTTCACCGCTTGTTTTTCGGTTGCGCTTAATGTTCCCCCTGCCGTAGTTACACGATTAAAAAACGCAACCGCATCCGCATCAAAGGATGCAATTTGTGAGGCGATAATTCCGTGACTTGCTAAAATCATGATGCTATATCTCCAAATAAATATGCTTCTGTTCCCGAAATAAATACCAAAGTTGCACCGCTATATTGGGCGTTCAATTTCAACTTTGCACCATTGCTTCGGATTGTCATCCCACTACCCGCAACAACCGTTGTTTGACCCGCACCATATTGCGCCAACAAGATTTGCGTACCCGCTGAAAAAGTTGATGCGGGAACGGTTAAGTTGTTTGCACTTGCTACATTCATCTCAACCAATTTATCGGCATCGCTTAACACCAAAGTGTATGATGCGGTTTGGCGGTTTGCCGTTACAAGTTTATTGGTCTTTGAATCAATCTGTGTTTGTGCATTGCTTGTAAGCGAATTGATGTATTGGAATTCGGTGCTTGTAACCGATCCGTCAGCAATTGCCGTTGCATCAATTCCCGTTGCGGGTGCTACGCTGATATTTCCACTACCCAACAAACTTGTTGAATTGATGGTCTTAATGTTGGTTGCAGATACCAAAACATCTTGCTTACCTGTAAACTGCGTTTGGA